TACTGGGCGTGACACTGTTTGAGGCTGGCGCGGAGCTCGTCTGCTCTGGCAGCCTCCCCTGCAAGAAATTGCGCATCCTCTCGAGAAAGTCCTGCTCCAGTAACGCTGGTGGGGGCGCATCCAGCGCTGGCGGTACTGGGCACGGCACTGGCTTCGGCGGCGGCGCGACTGGGGCGCTCGCGCACGCTGTTAGCAAGAGCAGTGGCGCGAGCGTTGAGGTCACGGATCTCACGGTCTTTTTCCTTTCGTAACTTGTCCGCGCTGGAGCGCAGCGTCTGCTCTTTCTGCCGTGCGGCTTCTTGCGCGGCGGCATGGGCTGCGTACTGCTCGGTCTTTTCCTTGTCCCATGCCTGCTGGACCTCGGCCATGCCAAGGTCACGGCCCTTGTACAGGCCACCTGCGCCAGCAGCAGCTACTGCCAGCGCGGCACCCAGAAGGAACCAGGGATTCATTTGGGCGGCAGTTTCGTGCCGTCCAGCTTCTTATGGACCTTGACCATCTTGCAAACCTCCACCTCTTTGCCTTTCTGTTTCTCTTTGTGGCAAACCTTCTTGGTTTCAGCAGCCAACGATAAGTTAACAGTCAAGGCCAGTAAAGTTATCAATAGCGTCTTCATCAGTTGATCTCCGGATGGGGTGGTTGGACAGGGGCTGGCTTGCCGCCGTAGCCGGCAGCGGTTGCAACATCAGGGCTTGTTGCTGGCGCTGCAGCAGGCGCGGCGGCTACCGGCGCTGCAGCAGGCGTTGGGCGGCTGGGCGGCGCGTCGTTGCGTTCTTTGTCGGTAGACAAGCCGGGTGGCGTAAACATTGGCAGGGCATCCTTACCCTTGACCGCCAACAGCGTGGCCAATGAGCCCAGGATGTACTTGGACATGTCGGATAGGATCAGGAAGAACTGCTTGTCTGCTGGCGCCATGCCGTTCATGGGCTGCGTGACGAACACCACGGAATACAGGCTGATGCCCACCATGATGATCACGGTGCAGCAGAAGGTCACTGCGATACAGAACTTAATTACTGCATCGTGTTGCTCCTGCGTCATTGCAAGAAACTGGCTTATCAGCTTTAGGGGGTTCATCTTTCATGTCCTCCGGTTTCATCAATTGGTCTGGGCAGGTGCCGGTCGCGGTGCAATAGGGCTTCTTGCATTGTTTGGTTTCCCAGTTCTCAGGGTCCTGGCACGGGTATCGGTAACGGTCGCACGCACTAAGCGCCAAGCACATGAAGAGCGTGCTCGTAATGTTTCTTACGGTCTTCGAGTCCAATGGTTCCTCCGTTAATACGCTTTGTCATAGTCAGGATGTCGCCAGCGTCTGCCAGCTTGTTCAAGCTCGTATTCTCCCAGTACCAACAGGCGCTCTGCGCTGCGCCCTCGAAGGTCTGCATGTATTCAGACGCCTCTTCCGGCGTAATGTTCAGCGACGAGGCAAACCAAAAATAGTTGTCCTTGCCCGTGACTTGAATTAAACCCCTGCCCTTGTAGCGAGCGCCGTCACCCGACGCCTCATTGCCATTGCCCATGCGGTTGGCGTACACGCGGTTGGCGATCTTGTCTGGCTGGCGGGCATAAGCCATCGCGGTAGACTGGTCAGGGAAGTACTTGGCGAAGGTTTTCATCAAGCCTTGAGCGCTGTAGTTCAGGTTCTCCGTCAGCCAGACAAAACCGCCCGACTCATGACCGCACTGGGCCATGAACGCCGCAATACGCTTGGGGGTATTGATCTCGTACTCGTCCAGCAAAGTCTTGCCGCCAAGCTCAGTCTGCTTGCCAAACAGGGTGTCGTACCACTGCTGGGGGTACTTGGTGTTGGGCACTAACTGCCGAAATTGCTGGAGCGTAATCATTCTTCACCTCGTAGTTCTCGAATAATCTTTAGCCGTAGTTCCTTCATCTTGCGGGTTTCCTCCGCCGCTCGATATAGCGCGTTGTTCATATCCATGTACATCACCCCCATGACCGGCAGCGCTATGACTAGCACAAGACACAAGACCAAAACGGCGACGAGTAAAGCCCACGGTACGTCTGGCTCGTTCTGAGGAGGAGGAGAACTCCGACGTACCACGCCACGACGAAAAGGATTGCTCCAACCCATACCGCTTCTTCCTTGCGTTTTCTTCTCAACCTGCGCTGTTGTATGGCTTCTTTCTGCAACCTTGCCGTCTCACGCCTATGCGCCTCGTCCTGCTCAACAATAATCTGCTTCCACATCTTCTCGTACTTGGTCCACAAGTCGCCCAGTTCAGGCGGGGCTTTGTAGACCATTGTTTCGCGCAGTTCTGCCAGCATAGCGTCCAAACGTGCCCGGATGATGACACGGTTTAACGCCCGTTTCCCGACGGACTGGTTGCCGGTGTAGACTTCTTTGGCTTCCGCTTCCGCCATAATGAAGGCCTTGCCGATGTCGTCATACGCGTCCATCAAAGAGCCCAGATCGTTGCCGATCTGCAGAAAAACGTCGTTCGGGTCGGCCTTGGCAATCTCCTGCACCCGCTGTACTTCTTCGTTGTACTGAATCTTCTGCGCGTTCGTCGGATTCGGTATCTTCTGAAACTGCGACTTCAGATCATCCAGTACATCCTTAACCTCGCCAGCGGCACCCTTGATGTCCTTGTAGAGCTGGCATCCCTTCTTGACTGCTGCAACCGCAGCATTCGCAGCAGCAAGTAGGGTGAGCGGATCAATTTTATTCCTCCATGTAGTCTGGCTCTACTACCGGAACAGGGGGCTCGGACATAGCGCCGCGATACGCGCCTTTGGTTGCGCCGGACATGATATTAGCCGTTGCTTCGCTGACCCAATCAAGGCCGTATTTCTTACCGGCTTCAACCGCTGCGTTGATTTTCTTGGTATCAAACGCGCCTTGTTTGTCAGGTATTGCCGCGAATACGCGCTGCGCGTCTACCGGGTTTAACAGGAGGTTTTTGAGTTTTTCTTCAGTGGATCTAGCCACGCTACCCGCCCACCATTTACTGATCAGCGACGTCATGGCGTAGAACTTACCGGATACTGGGTTGTTAAAGCGTGACAGGATCATCTCGGGCGGGATGCCAGTCGCCTCTTCAATCGGCGTCTTTGGTATGGTTTCGCCACGGAAAGCCACTTGAGATGGATCGCGATTCAACCGCGCTGATACTTCCACAAAATCAGCGACTTTCTGCGCGTAGGTCGGGCCAAAGACACGGTTAAATACAGCGGCCTTTGTGCGATCGGCGAACAGGGCTTTGGGATCGCTGGCTTTGAGTAGATCATCCAGCATGAACGACCGCACGGCGTTGACAGCGTCTTTATTTCCGCCGTACTGTTTCATAAACCGGTTGGTGAAATCGACATCACCGTACAGTTTGGCCACCAGATCATTCGCGTTGGCGAATCCACCTTCGCGCACCACTTGGTCGCCGGTTACACGGCGGAAGTTGGATTCCAAAGCAATTTTACGGTTGACCAACTCCTGCACGTTATTGACCGTACCACGCATCTCGGCTTCCAAACCGGGAATGGACGACATCTTGGATGCGTTCTTGGACAGCCACTTGTTGGCGGCTCGAGGGTCAATAACGCCGTCTTTAAGCGCAGCGGTAGTGAAGCTGTCGTAGAACGCATCGCGCGCTAAACGTTCACCTTCAGCGCCAGTTGCGCGGATTAAGTCGTCTACGTTTGTGCGGTTGCCGATAAGCGCTGGCGCGATCTGCTCCACAAACCGCTTGCGATCGACGTTTTTAATCGTCTCGCTGCTATACGGCAGACCCACACGCTGCAGGTACGTGTTATCTGCGTTGCGGTAAGCGTTGACAAAGTCAGGGTCAAGGTTGTCGATGTGGCCTGACACCTTTTCCTTGAGCATAGTCAGGAATCGAATCTGATCCGTATTGTTCGTGCTGCGCAGATCCGCGTTGATGCGACGCTTCAATGAATCCAACGCTTCGGGGCTGACGTCGGAGAACTGCACGCCGCCTGGCGTAGCAGGCACACCTTGAGCGGTCAGAATGGCGCTGGGCTCCGTGGTCTTTGGACGGAAGCGCTTCTCAACCAGACCATACAGCACAGGGAATTTATTGAAGATGTCGCGGTTGGTTTCGCTGGTGACAAAGCCGTAGATATCGTCCACCGCTGCGGCGGGCAACACAACACCTTTATTCGCTGCGATGGTAAACGCCTCTTTGTACAGCGGCTCGGTTGATTTGCGCGCGGCCTTGGCTTTAGTTTCCAGCAAGTTTTCAACGCGGGTACCAAAGGTCGTCGGGTCAATAGATTGGCCCGAGTACGCATCAGCAATTTGCTGGTCTAGGCTGCGCACCTGACGCTGTAAGGATTTTTCGGTAGCTCTGGCTTGTGCCGCAGCGTCTGCGCGGCTTATGCCAGTCAAACTAACTTGACTGGGGTCGCCAAACAAACGAATCTGGTTTTCACGCAGGGCGTTTTTAGCGGCCTCAAACTGCGATCCGTACAGCGCCTGGAACTTAGGGTCGCGCGAAGACAAGTTCTGGATGAAACTGTTAATGACCGGGTTGTCAGCCAGCAACGCGTTTAATGGCAGCTGCACTTGTGGCGCGCCAGGGGCTTTCAGCGACACGCTTTGCTGTGCTTTAGCCGCCTTCTCCAAGATAGTCATGAAGTTAGGGTCAGCCGCAGCCGCAGCTGCGAAGATGTTATTGATGCGCGTATTGACGTCGCGCAGCATTTCGTCTTGCGGCACGGTGCCAGTCAAATCTCTGACTTTTTTATTGGCAGCAGATAAGCCTTTGCCTGTTAGATCAGCTACCCGGCGGCTTTGTCCGGTCAGATAGCTAGTACCCGCGCCACCCAACAAACCACCTACAATTTCAGCGCCTGGGAGATTTGTCGTGCGGCCTAGTTGCGAGCCAGATTCAGCGCCTGCGCCAATGGCAAACTGCTCGTAAGGCGCGCCAAGAACACGCGATACAGGGCCACGGAATAACCCTGTGCCGCCCAACAGATAGCTTGACGGGTCGAACACAGCTTCTACGCCACTGCCAAAAATGGATTGCCCCCTTGTTGCAGGCGCTACGTTAGTAACACCCGCAGCCCGCAAAACAGGTTCACGGATGCGCGCCTCGCCTGTTGCAAATGTCTGTGGTTCATAAGTTGGTCTACCACCTGCAGCCGCAACATTAGCTTCAGCCCCAGGAACAAAACCCGTGCTGGAGAGCAAGCCGCTTAATAGCGCAGGAACGTTGGACACACCACGCGCAGCGCTTCGGAGAGCTATCTCACCTGTAGATGGTTGGGCAACTTGGCGACGTGATTCTGCCAGCGCGTTAGCGACTTCTTTTTGCGTGATTAGCCCATTTGCAATAGCAACGCTAAAAAGTTCCTCTTGCGGCGTGTCTACCGGTACATCCGGTATGACTACGCCGTTAGGTAAGGTTACAGGTCTAGTCTCTGCCATCGCTTTTCCTTACTTTTTAGTGTTAGCTTTTAAATCTTTCCACGAAAGCGCTTTGTTGCCGCCAGCAGGCGCTGCTTCAGGATTTAAATCTGGGAAATTAAACAAATCTTTTATCTGCTGGTCTGTATATATTTTAGTGCGGTCATTGTAAATAGCACTTTGGGCTAAACGCTTTTGCCTGTCTAGCGTATCAGTAGCCTGTTTTCTAGCTACTTTACGCAAAGCCAACAAAGTTTTTCTGACGTCATCTAACGTAGGGTTACCTGGCGTACCAAAAACCGCAGTGCTGGCTGCATCTCTAAGTGATCCAAATATTGACGGATCCCCGCCAGCATTTTTAATGTCGGCAGCGCTTATCGTAGAGTCACCTAAAGATTTAGCAAGTTGAACTTTTGTGGCGTTAAAGGCTGACGGATTATTTTCGCGTTTAGCCAAATCTAATGTAGCCAACGCGGAATTCACTGATGTTACTGTTTTTAGCTGCGGCTCAACCGTTTCTCGTATAGCCTTCTCGGTTTTAGCAATGTCAATAGGTTCTTTAGGTAATACGTTTTTAACCTCAATCTTAGGCGCGTTTATACGTCGTTCCGCTTCAACAAGCTTATTAACAGCTTTTTGCTGGTTTTGATCTAAATCATCAAAGTTTTTCCCAAATTCAGCTTTAGCCGTAGCTTCACGATCAACGCCGTAAGAAATTTCTTTTTCTTTCTTTGCGTCCTCTTTCTGCTTATTGAGAACTTGTTTTCGTTGCGCAGGAGTTAACTCAAAATAAGATTTATTAAAATCTGCCAGCGCAATTTCATCCACCGCAGCGCTGACATTAGGCTGTTTTCCTTCTCTTCTATTCTCTAAGTAATCAATATCTTCTTGAATTGCTTTGTATTCCTCAGAGTTTGGATTTAGTTTTTTCTGCTCGTCTTTACGCTTGCGTACTTCCGCGTTAATGCGAACGCGCTCGGGCTCAGCTGGAGGTCGGTTTTTCTCAGCTAACAATTCGTCTAGCGCCCTATAGTAAGAATCTGTGCCGTACACAAAACCTCTATCAATTACAAGCTGCGCTTCGGGGCTTAAAGTTGGTTTATCTGTTTTTTCCAACTGTTTTATCAACTTTTCTACTCTAACCACTTCTGAATTGTTAGCCACAGCTTCAGGATCAGGGTTTATGTCTCTGGCTCTTTCTTTTGCTTTATCCAAGCGAACGTACAAGTTCTCAAGTTGTTCGACCGTAGTAGGCTGCCTATCTTGAGGCGTGACAAAGCGATTAAACGCTTCGTTAAACGCTTCTTGATATTCAGGCGTGCCTGGCGCAAATCCGGAGTTCCTCGCCACTATCGTTGCATTGCGTTCAGCCGTAGTCATTTTTTCATCAACGTTTTTTTGTAGCTGCGTACGTTCAGCCACTAAAGCGTTAATTGTCGGTATATCTTCTGGGTCATCAACATTGAGGCCCTCTAACTGCAAAGTGATAGCGTTGATGCGAGCTGCTGCTTGAACCGGACCTGCGACTGATGGGGCGCGCGATTTTTCAGCCGCAGCCTTGCGCTGGCGAGCCAACTCTATCTCGCTACCTTGTTTTCTCATAAAGTCGGTCAGCGTCAACGATAATTCAGTATCGCCTGCTTGCGATGCACGCAAGATACCCTGTTCCAACGACGCCATATCCGCTGGATTGATCGACTGCATGATCTCCTGGCGCTGGCGAATGCGCTGCAGCTGGGGGTCTTGTACACCCAAGAGGCCGCCAAACCCACGGCCTAACTGCTGCGCACCCAAGAACGTGCCGTAGACGGCCTGATCGCGAGGGCTTAACTGAGCAAAGTTAAACGCGCGCTGCTGTTCAGCGGCTTGCTGTTGCGCCATTTGCTGCGCCTGATATTGTTCAGGCGACATGAACAGACCTAAGATATCACTGGTAGCCATAACTTTAATTCCTTGCGTTTGTGCCGGCTGTCAAAACAAAAATTAGCGCCAATAAGTAGTAGGGCCCGCCTGTTGAAAAGCGTTCGGGTATTCGGTGTCTGCAAGCGGCGTAGGCGTGCCCCCACCAAATAGTTTAGCTACACCTTGGCCAAATACAGGATTGCTACCCAAACCTGACAACGCAACAGCCCACGGATCAAACGCGGCGGCTTGCGTTGTCTTAGCCGCGCCCATACCTCCCAGTAGTAGCGATTGACCCGAATTAGCGCCGGCAGTTGATGCGCGCGCGCCCAATGTAGAGCCAAGGTCCAGCGGCTGCTGACCCAAGCTCTCAAGCGTCGAGACACCACCCAACGCGGTGGTAAACGGATTCAGCGCGCCAACAACGCCTGACTCGTAACCACCCAAGAGCCCAGCGCCCTGACCAAACAGACCTGTGCCGAATGCCAACTGACGTTGGCCTTCCTGCTGGGCTTGCGCTGCCAGCGCCGCGTCTTGCTGCGCCAAGGCGTTGTAGTACGCCTCCATCTCAGGATTGGCTGCTGCAAGGCCAGCGCCGCCGCCTGGACGCATGCCAGTACCACCCACAGATAGACCACCACGGCCTGTCTGGAACAGCTGATTCTGCAGTTGGGCGTACTGACGTTCGCGAGATGGTGAGAGCAAGTCAAGCTGACGCTGCATGTATTTTTGCGCGACTTGCTCCGGTGTCTCAGCCAGATACTGACCGCCCAATTGCATCAGACTGGCGCCGGCACCTCGCAATGGCGCGTAGGCTTCGCCTGCCATCTCAGCTTCACCAAGCCGCTGTTCAGCCAGCGATTGCAAACGATCCTGGTAGGCGCGCAGTCGCGGGTCGATCTGGTAGCCAGCGCCTGATAGGCGGCCGCTAGGATCAAACTGGAACTGACTGCTTCCGAACCGGGTAGTTACCCCAACAGGACGGAATCGCTGCTCTTCAGCAGCAAGTTGCGCGGCCTTTAGTTGCGCATCAGCGGAAATTTGTGCGGCTTTCTTTTGCGAGCTGCCGCCTAATAGGCCGCCTAGAAGGCTTGCGCCGCCGCCGATAAGAGCTGCCGTTACTGGCATGTCAGTACCCCTTTATGATGTCTTTATCCACCTTCGACGGATCTTTCTCGTCCGTGGCGTGGATGCAATACCAAACACAATCTTCAATGGCTTTAACGCCATGTACCAAACCCGCTTTGATGTTCAAACAAGCCGGTGCTTCAATCACTTCTATTTCGTCGCCCATCAGTACGGCAACACGGCCTCGAGCCAGAATCGACAGGTGGCTAAAGTCATGCGTGTGCTTCAAAATCGCTTGACCTGCTTCAACACGCATCTCTTTAGCGTATAGGCCATCACTGAAATGATGCGTAATTTGATGCTCGGGAAATGTGTCCGTAATCATGCTGTCCGCTTCCACATGTAGACCGTGATGTACGGCTGGTAATTGGCGTTGGTGCCGGACGAGCCCTCAGTGCTAAGTGTTATGCCGGTAGTTGCCGATGACGTTGTATTGGCATCAGCGCCCGTGCCAGAACGACGAGAAAATGGGCCACCGTCCAAGTTATCTAAAGTGTCTCTGTTGTAGCTGTGCGTGTGGCCAGGGTCATTTACTGTGTGCGTGTGGCTAACAACAATGGCATTAGCCGAACCGCCCGTCTCTTCTGCCGTATCAAACAGTGAGTTACCTGAATCAAAGCCCACCATGACGCGGCCAGCACCGAATGCTGTCCATGTGCCAAACCCCAACAGCGTACCGGGGTTAGTGCTGCTGGTTGCATTGGTGTAGATAGAGCCGACTGGATACAGTTCATTTTTAATCGCTGAAGTTACGGCTTGCACAAAAGCAGTAGTCGCCAACTTCGTGCTGTTGTCGCTCGTTGATTGCGTAACCGCTGTCGTACCTGTAGGCAGTGCAGGTGTACCAGTAAACGTGGGGCTGGCCAAATCAGCTTTGGTCGCGACAGCTGTCGCGATATTATTGAACTCGGTGTCAATCTCCGTGCCCTTGACGATCTTGGCCGCATTGCCGGACGCCAGCGCATCTTTGGCGGCGAAATCCGTGCTCTTTGTGTAGTTACTCATGTCACCCTTCCGTTTTTCGACAGAATTTCAATTTTTTGAATCGACAGCGGCGAAGAATTGATGTCAGCTTCGTAGCCCGTCTGAACAATACGGCCAGAACCCGTACCCTGCGCGTAAAGCGTTTGCAATGCAAGACCATCGGCGTATTGTGCAACAGGAACTCCATTGGCGCCGTACTCCGCTATTCCGTACTCAGATACGCTTTGCGTCGGAATCTGCGTGTTCTGCGACAAATAGTTTTCGTTAAAATCAAAACCCCACTTGATGGTCACAAACTGATTCGTGCCGCCAATCACAACAACACCAATGCGCTTTAATATGGATGTGACGCTCTGGTTGCCCAAGTCGCTGTGATTTGTAAAATACTGAAAGCGATACTCAGCAGTGTCGTCCAAATACGTGCCGTACTTGCCGATGTAACCTGTCTGGCCTAATAGCAAGTCGCCATTACGTCGAGCCAGCAAAGCTGATGGCGTAATCGATGTCCATAGTGTCACACGGCAAGAATCATCCGGTAAATACCCACGGGTATCAAACACGTACACCGACTGGTTGGTCGGCAGCGTGAGCAAATAAAACGCGTTGACTTCGGAGTACACGGCCTTAACGTTAGCGAGCGTCTCGCCCGCCACAATGCCCATCAAGTCGTTACGCACGTTCTTGCTGATGTCGCGAAACGGCGCTGACTTCTCTTGGATCGTTCGCATCAACGACCGCACACCACTGTTGGACAGGAAGAAGACGTCAGTCGCGGTAGGCTGTATCGAGTCGCGCGCGATGCAGCCAATACCCACCACCGTGTCGTTCAACGACATGGTGGCTGGTGCCGTTGCGCCCTGATACACAAGAATCTGGCGCTTGCCGAAGATGATCAGGAAATTGTTGTGCGCAGCCAGGCCAACGATCTCATCCGGCCCAGCAGGCCAGACGTTGTTAACATTCAATGTGCCAGACGTGCCGCCGGTATAGATGTGGCCAGACAGCAAGTCTGAGAACGTCAGCGTTTGCTTGTCAGAGGCCGTATTGGCAATCCACAGACGGCCATAAGCCGAAATAACAATATTGCCAGAGGGCACCGTGCCAGCATAACCCGTCTTTTCGCTCACACGACGATAGGTCGTGGTGCTGACTGCCGGGTCGTAAATTAGCGGGTCGTGCCCGGTCTGGAAAAAATACGTGATGCCATTAAGCGAGGCGCACTGCCAGTTGTTGGCTGTGATGGTTGGGGCAGTACCCCCTCCCCCGTAGGTCAATTCGACAACGGCGTTGCTGCCATCGAGCTTGAAAATCTTGTTGTTGCCGGCGAACAGGATCGTGTACGTACCGTCAGCGACCACCAGCTCATGGATGACGCCGGGGTCATTAGCGCCCAAGTTGCCCGAGCTGCTGTTGACTTTCGACCAGCCTTCGCGAGCACCGACACGGCCGTACTGATCGATGACGCAGTTGGTTGCGACCAGCGCGAAACCAGCGTTCAAATCGAGCGGCGAATCTTGGGTGTTCAGGCCATAAAAGCCTGGTGCCGAGATCGTATCGATGCGCAGTGCTTGGCTCATGTGGCGAGAAACTCCTGCATTTCAGGGAATCGAGTCGCTTCCAAAGCGATGTAATCCGACAGCATGGCCTTGTACAGCGCATAGGCTTCGGAGGAATTCAAGCCGCCGTCCTCGCCGCGCTCAACCAGCGCTCTAGCGTAAGCATTCTGGGTCACCAAGACATCCGGCACCAAGACCGAAGTTGAATCCGACGACAGCGTGGCTTGTGGGACGGCCAAGAAAAACTTGATTGTGTAGACGCCGTTAGGGCGCCCCCACAGCTGCACCTTGGCGTCGCCGTTGCCGTCCACACCTTCAAAGCAATACTCGGAAGGCACGGCCGTAATTGTGGGTTGCAGGTACTGCTTGCGGCGCATGTCGCTAACCGTAATTACCTGCATAACGACGTTGCTGGTGATGTTTAATGGGTCGCTGGTGACGCGGAATTTCTGACCGGCACCGGTCATGGAGTATTCGTAGACGCTGCCCGACGTAGTGACCGTAATCTCTTGGCCTAGCGCGTTCCAGTCGTAGGCGTCCTCGATCTGACGCTTGGCATCATTGACAAACTTGCCGATCAGAGAGGAATAGGTAGTCAGGCCGACAGTCGTCACCTGCGTTTCTCGCAGGCGGGCCAAGACATCATTGACGAGTTCTAAATAGGTCATTTGCTTTTCGCCTTATTCCTTGCGGATATAGCTTTAGCTTTTGCCTTTGCGTCTGCCTTGGATGATGCGCCCCAAGCGTTCAAAGAGAGCAAGAGCCGGGTGGGCTCGCCGTCTTTGCGCTCGGGACCGGGCATGTTGCCCATCCTGGCGAGAAAAGAAGCTCGTCGCGGGTTGTCGCCAGTTTTCACCGGCGTTTTGAGGTCGCCCCCAGTTGCTGCATTATAAGACGCACGACCCTTGGCATTCAAGCCGCCCTTGGGGTTTTGACCGGCTTTTCTTTGCCAAGCGGGAGTTTTCATTTTTTCTTAGCGGTTTTAGCAGCTTGTTTAAAGTCAGCTTTCGTCGGCGCCCCCTTGGTTCCCGGCTTTCTCATCTTCTCGCCAGAACCCTCGGCAATGCGCTTACGTTTAGCGGCAATATTGGCGTACAGGCCGGGTTTCATTTCTTGGCCTTTTTCTTGGCCATCCCTGCCATGCTTAAGCCAATAGCCACGGCTTGTTTCTGCGGATAACCTTCTTTACGCAGCTTACTAATCTTGGCCGAAGCAGCTTCCTGCTTGCCCTTTTTCGTGTACGGATACTTCTTACCATCAACCATTGGCATGATCTTACCCCTTAAAAAATAGCCGATCGGCTACAAAAGTCAGTATCCCGCCAAGCGTTGAGGCGATCGTCATCCCCATCCAGAAGCCGCCTTTGGATTTGTTGGCCAACTCCAGCAAGGTTTTGACGTCGTTACGCAAGGCGTGGACTTCCACGTTCAATGCTTCCACTTGTGCTTCGAGCTTTCCAAACTCGCGAGGGTCAATTTCCGACATTTTCTGGTTTCCTTGGACGGCCCATCCGTTTGACGGGTGGTGAAAGCATTATTTCTGTTGACATTCGTTCAGGCATCATCTCAGGTACATCAACCCGCACGTAGCCTTGATGGCCTTTCATGCTGTCAATGTCGTGCTGATGGATAAACGTGACCGTCTGGCCACTGACCAAACACTTGAATGTCGCCATAAAACCTCCGAACGGCAAATTGGGGGCGCAAGCCCCCAATTTTTACGCCAGTGAACGTACTACGACCAAACGAAGCGTGGCTGAAGCCAAATTGACTTCGGCGCCTGTCTCGTTTTGGAAACGAATGCTGACAACATTAGCTGCGCTGACGTAAGCGGTCACAATCAGACCCGCCACATCAACGGCCAGTGAAGCCGACAGCACCATGTCACCGAGTGCTACGCCGGGGACAGCAACGGTATCGGTGTCGCCTGCGCCATCAGCCAAAGTATCAGCATCCAGCGTCGCGCGAACCAAGAAAGTGTTGGTATAGAGGCCACGGAACTGGTCATTGCCAGCTCGGACCACAACGGAAGTTGCATTTGCCATGAGGTTCTCCTAATTAGGTTAAAAATCCCCGGCCGAAGCCGGGGAGTTTAATTAGGCTGGAACAGCCAGAGCGAATGCGGACGACGAAGTTGCAGCACCCACAGTCGCGGCAGTACGCATGGCTTTGACGCCATACAGCATGTCGGATGTGAAGAGCGTGCCCAGGTATTCCTGCTTGTACTGGGTCTGCGAACGAACGCCCATCTGCTCAACCAGAACCATCGACTCCTTGTGGCCCATCAGGCAGATACGGTCAGCGCCCGAGTTACCAGCGCCGAAGTCAGCGTTGGAGGTCACGAACACAGGGATACCGTACAGGTTGCCGATTTCGCCGTTGCGGATGGCGCTGCCATCACCCACGAATGCCTGCTCAGTGTAGCGAGCCAGACCCATCAAGGTGTTGCGGCTTGATGGAGGGATGATGAAGAAACGACCATCCATTGGGGTGTCGTTGTCGTCCAGACGCTGGATGGTGCGACGGATCGCAGCATCGGTCAGGGCAGCAGCGTTCGAGCTGGTGCTGTTGTACGCGGTGGTGCCGTCCGAGCCAATGTAGGCTTTGGTGGTGGTGTTGCTGGTAGCGTAGTCGTCGGTACCGACGGTTGCGCCGTTGAAAGCACGACCGAGCTGAACCAGATCGGTGTCCACTTGGCGGGCCAGCGCATAGCCGGCGTCGCTTGTGTAGAACTGACGCAGCGAGTTCAGAGCCTGGGCTTCGACGATGTCTTCGATCAGGCGGCTGTATTCGTAGTGCTTGTTGATCAGGATCTGAACTTCGGACTCAGTTGCAGCGATCAGCGTGACTGCGTTGGTGGCAGTCTTGGCCGAGGCATTGCCACGGGTTGGTGCAGGAACGTGAACGGTGTCACCTTTCTTGCCCTTGAAGTTCATCTTCATAACAACGTTGGCCAGAACCAGGTTCTTTTTGTAGGCCGCAACAATCTCATCACTCCAAATCTCTGGAATAAAGGTTGCTGCTGTTGTCGTTGTTACACTATTTGCTGGGTTAAATGCGGTTGCCATGTCTAACTCCTAAAGTCAAAAGTAAAATTTACTTGACCCGTCCTTCTGCGTAGGCCGCCATAATCTCATCTGACAGCGCATCGTAGCGAGCTGGGTCGGTCATTTTCAGCCGAATAAGGTCAGCTCTGCGGTAGACACGTTTTGAACTCTCCCCGGTACCCCCTGTATCCACTTGCGCGGCTTTGAGCGTCTGCTGGCGGGCTTCCTTACCGGATTGCTCCACCTGCTTTTGCTTAATGCCCCGCAACTGTTTATAGGTTGACAACAACTCATTCGCCGCATCGAAATCAAACTGCGCATCCGCTCGGGTATAGAGCTCGAGTCGCACCTGAGACGATTTAATCCACGTCTCAAAGTCCTTGTCGGCGCTGATTTCCATGAAATCAGGGTGCTCTTGCGCCAGGCGCTGCTGCGTTTGCATCCGTTTGAACTCGATACCCGCTTGACGGGCAGCGACAACATCGGGATGTGTCTCAACGGTTTTTTGAATCGCCTTCTGGGGATTCTCAAAAAAGTCTACTTCAGGCTCTACCTGTTCAACAGGTTGCGATTTTGACGAGAGATTCTGCTTAATCAGCTCATCGGCTAGTTTCCGCACTTCCCCGACTTCTTGGGCCTGACGACCAATGACCTTTTCGGCCTCTTGGTGCATCTTGACGATGTCCTCAATCGACTTTCCGCGATAGCGGTCGGGCAATTCTGGGACTTCTGGCGCTGCGTACTCGGGTAGTTTCGCTTCCTCTGCCTCTAACTCACTAGGCATCTCTGGTTCTTTATCAATCAACATGTCGAAGTTCCTTTTCCTGCCATCTTTTGGTTCTCAGGATTAAACATGAACAGGGCATTTCTGCTTATCTGTTCGCCTTCTGCTCGGATTTTAGCTTGTCTCGGTGGCTTTTATCAAACTTTGCGTGAGCTGTAGGAAACGCTCCCGACCACCCTTCCAATTTAAACGCCGGCGCAGATATGGTGCGGCTGGCCGTCTTGCCGCAATTGCAACGAACTACCTTGTCTTCATACTCGACAAATCGTTCGATGCGCTCTCCGCTTTCGCAGAGAAATTCAAATATCTTTCTCATTGAGTGCCTCGTATGCCTCTTCGCTGACCTGTTTCAAGGTTTTCAGCCAATTTAGGATAGATAACTCACCCTTCTTAAATTGTAAATCCTTTTCGTCCTGGATAGTGGATACATTGTTCAAGGACGTTATCATTCCGTCAATATCTTCAAGCAGATCACGCCAGCCCTGGTGGGTCATCATGGCGAACCGATCTTCGTAATAGCGTTGCAGTTCAGGCGTCATGCTTCCTCTGCTGGTAAAGGTTGGTTTCCTTCTTCAAGCCACTTCAGGTAAGCCTGATAGTCGGTGTTGGCTGGGTCGAAGGGGATGTATGCGTTGTCTGTTGTACGCTGAACGGTGGTAGCAGACGGTGTTAGTTTGTAGTTTTCCATTGTCATAGCTCTATCGCGCAGGTGGCAATTGATTCGTCAAACATACTCGCAGAGGCAGAAGCGACGGTGTTGTATGTAAAGCCGTATTCGGTAATGTTACTAGCCGATCTACTTGACACGTTTGTCGATGTCACCGCAGTAAACGACACAGTTGGCGCGGCTCTCATATTTTGGAAATTAACAGAATTTGCGTAGGCTTTTGTATTAGCTGCTGCCCCGTTATCTCTGTTCGCGCAGTTAGCAAATCTGTAATACCTCTGACACAACGCCAACTCCGTACCATACGGCCTGTAATCAAACGATGTGGCTGTGCTGCCTTTTTCTAGTTGTACGCCGGTGATCTGCCAAGTAGCGCTGCTTGTCCCAATGAGATTTGCTTGCGATGAATTTGAAAACAGTAGACCGGCTTGCCATGAATTCAGCGTCGATGTCCGGTAGTTTGAACCCGAGCCAAGGTCAAAACGAACGTTAATCCCAATACCGTTTCCAGTACCCCATGTTCCTGAAGTATCACCAGCAATCGTAATGGTTTTGAATTCCCATGTGTTTGCTGAGTTGATTGTGTATGTTGCTACATACGATCTGTTATCAGAGGCATTACGCAGACCGACACAATACGCTCCTGTTAGCGAGGACTTTACCCAAAACGAAAGCGTGAAGGTTTGTGCCGAAGCCGTTCCGTAAGCAGAATCAGCAAAGTTAAAACCTTCAACTCTGTGTTCTGCTACAGCCAGTTGAGCAGCCGTTGCAGTGCTGCCAGTTCCGACAGTGAATTTAAGTGAATTAACAAATCCAGATGGAGCATCCGTTACCTGTTGAACAGTGCAACTAGAAGCACCCGTGTCTTCATACACAAGAGTGCGATCTACACCATAAACAAGGGTTGCGTTAGGCACAGAAAGACTCGCCCCAGCATTGCGCTGGTCGATCACCATCGCACCGTTGATGATGCGGTTGCGAAATCCTAATCCACCAGTAAATGGGCTAGTATTCTGAGTGCTGGCATCGTTAAACGTAAGGCCGTTAGTGCCGTTAATGGTGACGCTCATAATTGACCTTTAGCGGAAGATGACCCCGACTGGTTTGATATGGTGGTTAGGCGTAGTGTGCTCATCGGAATACCGCCACGTTTGCGTCAAAAACATCTTGGTTACTAATTAAGGTGTTGTAAACAGCAACACGAACAGCCGATGTTGTTTTTGTTGCGTAAGAATTATTGGATGGTGTGCTCACACCAAAATATTGAGATGTATTTCCGCCAGTCATCATTGACGGCAAAACAACACAATAATTTGTATCCGTCATAGCAGAAGTAAAATTCACCGTGTAATCACCAGTACCATTATCCGTAATCGAACTCACGTTCCCAGAAGCCCTGATCGCAACCGTACCTGTACCGTTAAAGTTCACCCAAGCTCGGCACATATACAAAGGCGCTGAACCGCTAGGCTCTGCAAGAGAAGCAGTACCAAACGTCTGCGCTCCAGAAAACGTCTTATTACTTAGCGTCTGTGTTGAATCTGTCCCAACCATAGTTGTATCAGCAGCAGGAACCGTAATTGTCTTGTCCGTCGCTGTATTAGCACCAGTTAGTATTACTCCACCACCAGAAGCTGTGTTTAACTTGATTGGCATATCAAATCCCTAGTGCTACTTTAATCTCGTCAGGTGTTGTGGCTGCGTCAATCTGGGCTTGTATCGTTGCGTACTTCTCACGGATAGCCTGACGAGCAGTCTCAGCAGCTACAGCATCAGCACCGGGAATAGCTTTAGCAATTACAGCATCATGCGGAGCGAATTCTTCAGCTCTAGCAGCACGACGCATATCGTGACCAATGTTCTTAGCTTTAGTTAAGTCAATTACGAGACCCATGACCATGCTCCACGAAATGTACGTTCTGAAGGAATATCCGCTACGTCTACGATCTCGTAAGGCTTACCTGCTGGCACATCTTTAGCGGCGATCTCTTCAATGGTTAAGCCACACTCAGCGGCTGGGATAATGACAGCGACACCGCCGTCATCTGTTGGGTAAATAATTCTCTGGTTCATAAAATCTCCTTGTTAGCGGAAGACTGCTAAATATATGTACGCAGCATCTTGCAACGCGCTACTTGAATATTGATACCCAGTAAAAAATTGAGCATTACTTGCAGACAAAACTCCCGGCTGCATAATCCTAGCTGCTGTTGATCCAGAATACAAAGTAGAGGTATTTACTTCGCCGCCGCCCTGAACAAGGGAATAATTCGCATCCGGCATCGCCGTCGTAAAGTTGACCGTATAGTTACCCGTACCGTTATCCGTAATACTCGACACATTACCACTAGCTCTGATAGCTACTGTACCTGTGCCGTTGAAGTTGACCCATGCTCTAGCAGCATAGATAGGGGCTGATCCACTCTGAGCGCCATCTAACTTAGCCGCAGTAATGTTTGCATCAGCAATATCAGCAGTCACAATTGAACTATCAGGCAATCCACCTGCGGATAAACCTGTAATCGTGCCGCTACCGTCAATTGTTATTGGCATATCACACTATCGTCCAGTTAGCGCCAGAGGGGACAGTCACTGTCACACCACTAGCGACGGTTGTATTCTTACCGCTGATGCCTTCATAGCCTGTTGGAAATGTCACCGACGTATTGATCGTCTGGTTGGTGAACAAAATACCATTCGACGCGCCTAGTTGTGTAGCTGTCAAGCCGCCCAGCGATGGGTTATAGGTCAGTTTGGTACTCGATACCGTAGCCGTTGAGAACGTTCCTGAAGTCGCTGTTGAGAACGTTGGGTAGTACGTTGCGTTGGTCGAGGTGTCGTCAGACACCGTGGTGCCGGCTGCCACAGCTGCCCATTTCACACCCGTTGCCTGTGCAGAGTCAGCTGTCAATACATAGTTGTTGGTACCAACTGCCAGGCGGACATTATCCGACCCGTCATTGACAATCAAATCACCCTTAGTCGTCGTCGGCGCTAGTGCGTCAAACGCTGCAGTCTGTGTCGTCTGTCCTGTACCACCATTAGCAATCGGCAGCGTGCCAGTAACTTGGGTAGTCAGATCCACACCAGAAAGCGTGCCGCCCAAGGTCAGACTGCCACTGGATGTGACCGTGCCCGACAAGCTAATGCCGTTGACCGTACCGGTGCCGCCAACGCTTGTGACCGTGCCTGTGTACTGATCGTTCGAGGTAATCGTAAAGTTGGGGTAGGTGCCTGTGATAGCCGTTGTACCAGCGCCCGTCAAGGCGACCGTTTGGTCAGGCGCTGCATTAGTGATCGTAATTGACCCCGCACCCTCAGTAATTGTGATGCCCGTGCCATCAGTCAGCGTATTCTTTTCCCACAGACTGGTTGATGCGTTGTAAATCAATACCTGACCATTAGATGGACTCTGCGCTGACACATTGTGCAGCTCGTCCATCTCATAGCCATTCTGCACGCGCACGTACAGACGACCATTGCCCGCATTAGCCCGCTCAACCACGCCGATATAGACCAGATGGTTAGGTGCGTAAGGCTTCGTACTGGTTAAAGTGCCGGCAGTTGCGCCCAAATAGAGCGTATCACCGGCTGTGTAGGCACTCAGATCGAGGCCATCTTGCACACCCTGGCACAAGATCATGCCTGCTTGGCCTGCAGCAATATTTTCCGCGCAAATACCCAGCGTTTTGGCTGAAGTCGCGTCACCCGTGTTGTACGCCAGCTTGACTGACACCCGGTCGCCTTGCGCAGCGTACATGTACACCGGCTGGCCCTTGGTGATCGTCACGGCCTCGTCATTCGTCGCGTAGGCGTACAGCGTTTGGCCAATATCCGCCGCGATGTTGGCGTTCAAACCTACTGTCAACGTCTGTTGCGTCGAATCCCAGTACAGACGGCCTGCTGCGTTGGTGACTGTGGCGCCTGTGTCGAACTGGACGAAGTCCGGCGATGAAATGCCGCCCGTGATGCCCGTCATCGACGTGATGTTGTCGTTGGCACCGGCAATCGCCCAACTCTGGTCAATCTTTTGCCACACGGTGCCGTTAAACAGCAGCCAATCACCCGCTTTCCAGTCGCTGATACCGTCCAAGGTAGTCGTACCATCGACCGATACCACGTAGTAGTAGCCGTTGGTGCCTACGCCGGAGGCCAAAGTTGGCGTGTTAGTAGACGCATTCCATGTGCCTTGGTAGTCCAAGCCGCCAGCCACGTCCGCCCATGACAATACCGACCCATTGGTGGTCAAGAACTTACCTGCATTGCCCGTCTGGCTGGGGATCAGGTTATTGATCTGCGTCTGGAGTGACGCCAGTGTGTCCAAGACATACTGCGACGTGCCACCACCGTTGGTGATGACCTTGATTTTCTCCGCTAAGTCGGGAGCCACCACCTCACCAACGTTGATTTCACGGCCATTCGACAGACTAATGATGAGCGAACCATCAAAATCAATCTTGGCGTCGGTGACAGATACCCCATCCTTGCCATCGATGCCGTTGGCACCGTCCCGACCAGCTGGACCTGCGGGTCCCGGTGCACCATCACGCCCAGGACGGCCATCTTGGCCATCACGACCGTCCGATCCATTGGTGCCATCCCGGCCATCGCGGATCGAATTGACCCGAGCGGTGATTTTGTTGCCTAAATCATCGTACTTGGCACGAATATCAGCCTCGATCTTCTTCAAGGCGTCTACCACCATGCCCACATTCTCGCTCACACGCTGTTTTTGCTTGCCGCGAGCCTCTTGCAGGGTGGCACGAACCGACTCCAGAACAGCTTTTTGCTGCTCTGGCGTCATATTTTGAAGAATCAGCTGTTTAGCGAGGCTTTCAACGTCCACCAGAGAGCTCCTTGGTCAGTTCTTCCAAGAAATCTTCTTCCATGCCGCTGATTTTGTTCTGCTTTTCCGCCATTTGCATCTCGACAATCTTCGATTTGTTCTTGATGTCGGCTTCTTTGAGCATCAATTCGGCGATCTTCACCCGTTTGTCAAACTCTCTAGACGCCATCTCGTCGTTAGTCGGCAGATTTTGCGTATTGGCCGCCATAATCTTGCTCTGCACCTCAATGGGCTTTAATTTCGTCTCGATTGTGGTGTTGATAGCCTCTGCCCGGTTGCGTTCGGCCTGCGTCTGATTGACCGCAATCTGCGCTTGCGCTGCCTGCATGGCCAGCTGCTGCTGCATCATGGCGGCTTGCTGCGCTTCTGGGTTCGGCTGGGCCATCTGAGTCAGGGATTCCATCAACTCCATGCGGTTCGACAGCGAGCTGTTGGCCACAATACCTTTCAGAATCAATGGCAGCACCGGTGTGTCGGGGCCAAGGGTCTGCAGCAAGGCGATGAACTGCGCCTGCTCGTACTCGCGAGCGATGATGCCCAGTGTCGCAGTTGGTACGAAGTTCAGATCAACCGAAGGATAGCGCTCGGGGTCAAACTGCATGTACCGAAACGCCGCTTTTTTGATAAACGGAATCAGGAAGTCTTCCTGGAAGTTCACCAGCGTACGCTTGTACTTCTTGATGATGGTAGCCACCGCCATCGACATACCTGCGTTGCCACCATCTCTGGCCACTTGGCTGACCATGCCTTGGCTATCCAAGGTGCCTGTGGCTTGCAAGAGCATGCGCTCGAATGCCTGCGCAGTCGTCAGGCTACTGCCATCAGTCTGACCGAACTTGAACGGATACAGAATCTCCGACGGGTTGCCGTTGGTCATGAACGCCTTGCCCGGCCGCACCTCGAACTTGGCACCCCGTGGCAGACGGGTTGCATCCATTGCCACCATCGGCACCGCAGTCAGTGCCAGCGAGTCCAAGTGCGTGCGCACCTGTGCATCGATCGCCTTTTGCATGTTGTACGCTTTTTCCACCGTGCCACGGCCAGGCAGGCGGTTAGGCACCGTGTCGTCCTGGTACGTCAACACCGGACGATCCTTCATCATGTACGGGTTCGCTTCGGCCTTCAGCAGCATGCCGTCGTTACCAATCACGATGATGGCTTCGACCATGTCGGAGTAGTCTTCAGCAGGCGAGTCGTCGGGGAAGAGCTCAACCATCTCCTCGTCTTCGCTGTCCAACTTCTCCAGATATTCCTTGGGCACCAGACCATAGTAGGTCAGCAGTTTGACCTTTTCGTTCTGGTACTGGCTGACCTCTTGCGTGGGCTCCAAGTCCGTGTCGTCGTAGGTCGGCACGATGTTGACCTTGCGGTAGACGCCCTTCTCAATGTTGGCCACCACCTTGTGGATCGACACGTACTTCTCAATTGCCACGCCCATGCAGTCGTCCACCGACGTGCCGTTGGGATCCCACAGGAAGTTTTTCGGGTTCACCGGTATGGGCTTGACCGAGACGCGGTCTACTTCCTTGACACCAATAGCCGCTTGGCCTTGCATGCCAGGAATCGGCTGGGTCGCCGGGATGTATTCCTTCTCCATTGTGACGGTGATCTCGGCGATACCCGTGCCGTAAATCTCGGCCAACAACTCAATCTGATCAACGTACTTCCTGAACTTGTCCTTTTTCAGATCCTCCATCATCTGGATCTTGATCATCTCGACATCCATCGGGTTGCCGTCGATGTCCTTGACGTCGTCCTTGATGTCGAAGAACTCACCCGAGCCAAAGATCGCCTCCATGATCTCAGCGTGGCGTGTCTCAACAGCCTGCTGGGTCATGGGGGTTACGATGCGGGAGCGTTCAGAGTCGCGCGTTTTGTCTTCAATGGCCCATTCGCCACGGAAGATGCGCTCATATTCTTCCCAAAGCGGGAGAAAGTTGACGTTGCGGTAGTCGCGCCAGCGGTCGCAGTGTTCTACCACGAAAGCGATAAGCTCTTTATCGTTCTCAGTGGGCTGGTCAAAATCGTTTTGGTCCATCCTACACCCCAGAAATTACGTCTATCGGCTCCCAATCATCGTCAGCGTCGCCTTCGAAGTAGGAAGTCACCGCCAGCTGGTCAATGTAAGAGAGCGCATCGGGTAGGTCATCGTGGACGCCTTGCGCCGGAAACATCAACAGCTGGTCAAGAAAGGTCTCAAAATCACCTTCTTGGTTCAGCACGATCCTGCCGTGCTCGAACCGACCCTGGAGGCTCCAGATGATCCGGTCAGCCTTTTTCCGGTTGCCATGCGTGAGATCAACTATGTGCGAATATACATTATTTTTGCGCATTAAATCACTCAAATACGGCAAAACTGCGTTTTTTAGCGCCCCTCGCTCAATCCCGACCGACAGGGGCCGGTAGTCGCGCATGGCCATTAGAATCTTCGCTGCCGTCTCGCGGATGTCCCAGCGCCCGTGCTGGATGTCTTTGACAAACCACTTGCCGTCGTCCGTCACTTTGACAATCGCGATCGCCGTCTCGTCTAACCGCTTTTTCGAGTTCGCCGCCTGCTTGGCCACTTCCTCAAACCCAGCCAAGTCCACGGCCACAAAGTAACTGCCGTACTCGGGCTCCTCGCCGTACTTGATCCACTCATCCTTGAAGATGTCCGAGCCCGCATTGTCGAAGCTCGCCATGTACTCTTGCTTAAATGCAAAGGTCGATAACGTCTTTTTCGCTGACTCGATTTCCTTCGGGTCGATCAGCGGGTTGTCTTTCGTCGTGAAGTGCCAGCTCTTCCAATCCTCGTCCTCACCCGTCTGGCCTAACTTGTACAGGTCGTTGAACCAGTTGCGCCCCTTGGGCGTTCCGATGAAGAGCCCTCGTCCCTTCTTGTCTGACAGAGACGCGCGGATGACCTGCTCCCACGCTTCTGGCTTAATGTCCGCCACCTCGTCCAGCACGGCGTAGGTCAAGCTAACACCCCGCAGCGTGTCGGGGCGGTCGGCGCCCCTGACGTAAATCACCGCACCGTTGACTAGCGTGATGTCCTGGTTGTTCACATGACTGCCGGCGATCACGTCCCGTCCCAGATCCAAGAGGACGTTCCAGATAATCTGCCGCGCCTGACCGTTCGTGGGTGCGACATATAAGACCGCAGATCCTGACGGGCAGCGCAGTCCTTCGATTAGCAAGGTGGTGGCGGCTAGTCTGGACTTGCCGCAACGGCGACCGGCTGCGACGACCTTGAAGCGCGTCTTGTCGTTGAAGACCTCTTGCTGCCACGGCAGCAGCTGGAAGTTAAGGTCCGACATCCGTGATGTCCTTGATCTCCGGCTGGCCGATGCCGGTAATGGTGATGTTGATCGCGCTGCGCTGGGCGGCGGTCTTCTCAAACAGGCTCGCCGGTAGTGCGCGGTCCATACACATCTTTAAGGCGGCCATCTGGCCTGGGTGGCCGTCGTCTAACGCGATCGTGATGACCTTCTGCACGACGTCAGCGCCCTTGCCTTCAATGAGCATTTGCTTCAACTCTTTGATGCGCTGCGTGTCGGTCTTTGGCAGCGTCGCTGGCGGCACGTACGGTGGGTCTTTAATCGGGGCTGGCATGGCTTTTTTCCTGTGTGGGGAAGCTGCGCAGATTGTAGCTGCTTTCTGGTGGGATTGGCTACTTTGGCCAGATTGGCTGTTTTCCTTTTTTCAGAGGGTTGGAGGCTCCCGCAAATTTTACTAGCCAGCCAGACCCCTCCCCCCCCTATCAAAATGGCAACAAACTGCCAGCAAGCGGTCGATATCCATAGCAAGCGGCTATCAGCCGCGTTTTACATAACGTACGTTATATGTGCGCATAATCGGCGGCGATAGCAGCCGGCTATGAGCGAGAGGGTCGACTATCGATAGCCAGGATTCGATAGGGTAGGGCTATGGGGTGAGGGTGAGAGGAAGCGGGTGCATTTTGCCGGTACCTGACAGTCGTCAACTATTACCCTTTGGCTCACAATCAGATATAACAAAATCGTTAGCATTGTCCGATTGACAATGCATTTGCTGATACCAGTCGAGTAGATTTTTGAAGCCGGCGCTGATATCGCCGTCGCCGGCATGAGCCAAAATCGCGGCTTCGGTATCCGTTAAATGACGCAGGAAATTGCGCGTGCGAATTGATGCGGGTCTACCTGCTGGCATATGTTATCACTCTGACATGGTCAAATGGTCAAATGGTCATGCAATTTTAATCGCTGCTAACCCCAAAGCAAAATCAAAATTTTTGCGTGACGACACGGGATTCTGGCGTGCACGGCACGGGATTCCCTATATTACCTACTACTACTACTAACATCTAAAAATAAATGACCATTTGACCATTATTGGCCAAAAGCTAGTATCCATGCGGGTTTTGTCATGGTCATTTGCCCGTGCCAAATGACCATTTTATGACCATTTCACCCCCTAAATGACCATTGGAACCGCGAATCGCAAATAAATGCAAAACAATCCTTGACATTGCAAAGAAAAGTCTTATACTAGGTTTCAGCAACACAATAATTTATTCACTCAAGCGGAGAAAAAATCATGACTAAATTCGAAACTAAACAAGCGGCGATTGTCGAATCACACGTTTTCGCTGGTAATGATGTATCAGCAGCGCGCATATTGTCATCATTGATTCGCGTATCACGCACGGAGAAAAGCCGGCGCGATCTGATCGCTCTGGCTGAAGGCCTTCGGTTAGCCGGCCATCCTGAATTCAGAATCTAAATCAAACGGCCGGCGAAAGCCGGCCACTATCGGAGAAAAGAAAATGCAAAAACCGACACTTGCTGAAATTTGCGGCGCGATCGGCGCATTCGCGGCGCTGGCGTTATTCGTCTTTATGTGCCTGGCTTATTAATTTCACTTTCCAGGGAACCGACCATGCAAAACCCGTTCAAACTCCAGCTCAAACGCGAAAACCTACCTTACCGGCCAATATTGGGCGAATCCAGCGCCAAAACGATCAAAGGCCAAAAAATCGGTTATCTAACCGCTATCTGCTATTTGGTACCGGATGAAAAGCTCTGCCCGTTCGCGATTATGGCCGGTTGTTTCGAGCCGTGCCTGAAATCATCCGGCCGTGGCGCGTTTAACAGTACGCAAAAGGCACGCGCCGCTAAAACGGCGTTTTTCCGCGAGAATCAGCGCGCGTTTATGCTCTCAATGGCCGCCGATATATGGTCGCACGCTCGCCGTGCCGAAAAGCTTGGCCTGATTCCACTGGTACGGCCGAATGGAACGTCCGATATCCCGTTTGAAAACATCCAAATTGACGGAAAAACGATTTTCCAGCTGTTCGCGGACGTTCAATTCTACGATTACACAAAGCACCCAAGCCGCAAGTTAGACGGCAAAACGGCCGGCAATTACGATTTAACCTATTCATTCAGCGCTATCACGCCAAAACCGATCTCAATTAAAGGCCTGATTAATCCGGCAAATAAACGCACGGCCGTGGTATTCCAAAAGCAAGCCGATATACCGGCCGAATTTCGCGGATGGCCGGTCGTTGACGGCGATGACACTGATGTACGTCACATTGAACCGGCCGGCGTGGTAGTGGCCTTATATGCCAAAGGCAAGGCAAAACGCGACACCGGCGGTTTTGTCCAAATTAAGGGGAGGGATTATTAAAATGAAAACCATAACCGCAAAATATACCGGCACATGCGCCGCTACCGGCGCGCGCATACTGGCCGGCGACCTGATCCAATGGTCTAAGGGTCGCACGGTTTTGCTCGAGCGGCGCCGCACGGCCGTGGATACGATCACGCTTTACGGCGAGAACGGCGCGCACACGTACTACCAAAACGCGCGCGGCCGGTGTATTGACGCGCCGTGTTGCGGGTGTTGCACCCTATGAGCGGCCGTTACCGGCTGCAATACGGCCGCTTAGACTGTTTTGATACGGTTATTCAGTGGCTTGACTATCCGCCGGCTAATGGCCGGTATATCACGCGGCGCGTGCCTATACCGGCGCGCGCTGTTCCGACAATCGAAAGCCACGGCCGTGCGCTGTGGTAAACCTGGAGAGTAAAACAATGGCATACACACTAAAACGCTCGATTAACGGGCTTACGCATGATGATATCAAACGAATTTATGATCAAAACCCGAATATGACATTGAAGGAATTGTCTAATTTGACGGGTTTTGCCGTGCCGTATCTCAAAAAATTATTATTAGAGGGTTAATTATGGCAAAACTCAAAACCGCGATTCTGCGCGCGCAAGAAACCGCCGAAATGACCGGCTCGAATGAATCACTACTTTGGCAAGCGCGCGCCTTGCTCGAGAATGCAAACGCCGAAAGTGCCGAAAAAGCGCTGCATTTAATCAATACTTACTTAATGGAGTCTGAGCTATGCAAACGATAAAAATTGACGGAACGACCTATAAAGTGAAATTCGACCGGGACCCGGTCGAGCTAGCCAAAACGGCGCGCAAAGCCTGGAAACCGAAAAAGCCTAAGGATCTGCGCAAGTTTCCTACCTGGACACCGACAGTGTCGACGGCCGATTACATTCGCCGGTTTGACGCGTTGAATTTTTTGCAATCGGTCGACTATACCGGTGCCAGTACCGAAAGCGCTGCACAATACGATTACACCATGCCACTATTCGAGGTGATAGATGAAAACGCAAATTGATACCAGCGCGCCGTGGTATCCGGCGCACCTCTGGCCATACACATATCACCACGGCGACACTGAACTGCTCTGCTTTGTCGACTGGGAACCCGCTGACCGGTCAGTCGGGTTTGCTGGTAATGCCTGGTTGATCCACGCGTACGCCGGCGGTGTGGATATCGTCGATCTACTGAAGGATCAGATTGTCAAAGATATCGAACGCGAAGCCGCTGAAGCGCTGCAGGAAGGCCCAACATGTTAGCGCTTGTGTTTAAAGTGATTGTCGGACTATGGGTTCTTGTGCGACGATTGTAGCGCGCGTCATCTCCACGCGCTTGAGTCGCCCGTCAATCCCTCCGACGGGCTTTGCCCGCCAGCCTGAAGGCTGCGCGGGCTTTTTTATTTGACCAGCCGAACGGCTGCAGGCGCTGGTACATCCTCCGCCATGCGGCGCAGTTCTGCTTTCGACAGGGTCGCCAGCTCCGGCGCGCAGTAGATTTGCTTCCTGGTTTGATGCTCGGCCGAGTGTATGCGCCCCATGTCGACCCAGCCAGCCTCACTGAGCGCGTGTAGCAGTGCTACTTGTGGGACTTTCACGCCTGAAGGCGCGGCGCCCGCTAGTCGGTCGCAAAGCGCGAAAAAGGGCGACGCAATGACGCCGCCGGCAAACTCGCCCAGCCGGCCAGTGATCTGCTCGATCAGGTATGACTCTGCGGTACTGCGGCCCTGGTCGATCATGATGGCCTTCGCTTCGGTCATCGGTGGAGCCGCTGAAGGGTTAAACGCCGTCACATCACGCTGGTGCAGCCAGGACGCGATCGCCTCAAAGCCGCCGCCGGTCTGGTACCAGCGCCACAAGCGCGACGCGTCTGCTTCAGGTAGGCGGCCTGCTTCCGCCCACAGGCAAAACCAGCGGCGGTCGTTCGATGGGATTGAAATCGCTGCGCGCTCGTTCGAAAAGGCGACGACAAACACACGGTTTAGCGCCATGTAGGGGTGCAAGCCCTTGCGGTTCACCTGCAACAGCTCAGGCGGCGCTGCAATGATAGGTTTCAAAGCGTTTTCAAGCGCTCGCCTATCGCGTGCCTCGCTCTGGCGCAGCTCGGCGATTTCCATCACCTCGCATTCGAGCGCGTAGCCCCACTGGCTGTTTAAGTCTTCGTTCTTAACCAGGCTGCAGTTCTGTTTAGTCAACCCGCCGATCGCCCAGAAAAACGGCGCCAGCATGGTGTCTTTGCCGCTGCCAGGATGGCCGCCGACTAAAATAGCGTGGTTGATCTTGCGGTCAGGGTGCTGGACCTTGAAGGCCAGCGCGTTCAAGAAATGCTCACGCTCAAAATCAGTCGGAATCATGCGCATGACATGGTCCAGCCACGGTGTCACGTCGCCTGGGACGCCTGCAGGCCGGGCGTCGCGCCAGCGGTTGCCGTACTGATGGCCGTTACGGTGGACGATAATATCGTCGCCCGCCGCGTACGTTATGCCGACCAGCGCATAAGCATCCTTCGATTCGCGGTTCTCGTCGAAACACGTAGCCGCCTCAATTTTGGCGCCGTTATGTATGGACCGGCAGGGGATATGTCGGAAAAGTGCGTTAAAAGTAGATCGAGAAATTTCCCGACGGTCGCGCAGATCAAAATAGCTTTCATCCTCTTGTACATACGCAAACCTCTTGTACCAATCTTCCTTCTGCCCGCGCGCGTTCTGGCGCTGCTCGTCCTTGGCGGCCATATCCTGCACGATCTGCGCCGCCGTGTCTTCGAATATGCCAGCGCCGGGGATTTTCGACAAGGCAGTCGTCATCACTGCAGCCAATAGTTCCTCACGCGGGCCGGGCGAGTGTTTTGGGCCGCCATTGGCTGCGACCCACTCCAGAAAAGCCGCCGAGCCGAGTTCGATGCAGTGCGAGTGCAGGCAGCAGTACGCCCGGTTTGCTGGGTGGTAGCGCCCTTCAGGGTTACCGTCGGTATGTTCGGCATGGTTCGGGCAGATGACGCCAGCCCAGCCTTCAGGGTTCGGATGCCGCAGGAACAGCCCCTGCTCGGAGAGCCACGCCATGACGTCGTCGCTGCCGTCATCCTGCAGCCGGATCGGCACCGGTCCAAGACCGACACCGGCGACCGGCGTCACATCGAGCGCTGCGCAGATTTGCTCCAGTGTGTACTCGCGCTCGGGATTAAAGCGAGCCAGTTGCGCCTTGAAGCTCTCGCGGCCTGGTTTTAGGTTGACCGAGCCGGGCAGGCGGAAGTTGCGCACCGGATTGCAAGCGCCGGGGTCCGTGTAGCCAGCGTCTGCAATCGCGCGGATCGCTGCTGCGAAATCGGCCTTAGTCGGCTGCTCTGAGAATGCGTAACCCCATTGGAATGAGCCGGGCGACGTCTCCATGATCCAGGTGGGTTCTAGCGGCGGTGTCTTCGATTTGGTGCCGATGTCGTCTAACATCATCACCAGGATGTACTCGCAATTAGCGGCTGACGCGCTGGGGCGCCCATCCTTGAAGCGGTCTTTGATGAACGACGCCGTGTTGCCGTACCAGCTCTCGCCGTCTTTGCGCTTATGTGTGGGCAGGTAGGCGGGCCATGTGCATTTGACGGCGCCGTCCGCGTGGAACTGTAGCTTGCCGTCGGATAGGATAGGTTTTTGACGAACGATTAAGGCTGTTTCGCCCTCGGGCGCGAGATTCTGTATATAATCAAGGAATTCCAACGTAGTCTCCGGTAGTTGAAAGAGCCGCCCTGCCAGGCGGCTTTTTTATTTGCCGTAGCGCGTCATAGTTTTGACACCGGCGTTCAAAGGGAGCCCTGCAGCCCAATCGGGCGCAGTGCACATCACTTGCTTTAGGGTATTGGGTGCATCAGGGTCTGCCGTCTCCAGAACGATCTCATCATGCACGTGCAGCACTACGTCATCTAATTGGCGTAAAGCGTGCCGTAGCAGATCGTTGGCGACCGCCTGCGTTATATTCTCACAGGCGAGCCCGCGCCACAAGCGTGCCCGTGGCCATTCTTTGGCGTCTGCTGCCGGCTTCCAGGCTGCCTTGACGTACGTGATCTCGTCGCCCTCGAACCGTGCGAACGGGTAGCACAGAATGCGACCTGACGGTAATGCGTACCAAAGATGCTGACCTTGGAACAGGTACGTCACCCGCCCAGCGGTGAACTCCCGTCCAGGATTGCGCAGCGCCCTTGTGTACGCCTCTTCGAGCTTGCCCCAGTAACGCACCGCCCACGGGTTCGCGCGACGCCATGCGTCTACAATGCGGCGCGAATCCGACTCGGGCATGAAGACACCGTAATTGCGGCCCATCGCCGAGAAGGCGCCGATCGAGCCGCCAAACCCTAACGAAAGGATCGCGACCTTGCCGATCTGGCGCCGCTCGGATTGATCGGTGGCTTCGTATTCTTCGGCGATCTCCTCATACGGCACACGATAGATGCCGGCGGCTTCGCGGATGTAAATGTCTTTGCCTGCGCGGAAGGTGTCTAGCACCTCCTCGGCCTGCGGGTCGGCTGATGCCCAAGCGGTCACCCGTGCTTCGACCGCTGACCAATCGGCGACAACGAACTGTTTACCGGGTGCGGGGATCAGTGCGGGCCGGAGCATTCCCTTGAGAACATCAGTAACGCGTTTTCCAAATCCTGGGACGATGCTGTGGCCTCTGACCATAGCGTGCCTAACGTCATCTGGGGCTGCGGCGCACTTGCGCGTAAAGTTGTGAACTTGCGCGCCATAGCTTGAAGCACGTCCTGTGGCAGATCCTCCTGCAAATACGAAAGCACCTCGTACTCGTTGATCGTCTTCATCTGCCAGGCTCGCAAGGCGGCTGAACTTCGCAACCGACGACGCCCAGAGGTCATCTGCGCATTGAATGACGTCCGCAACAGTGGTCGGAATCTCATCAGGGTTCTCCTCGGCAAAAGCCAGCAAATTAGCGCGTACAGACTTGTCGATACTGTACTTTAGTTCGCCGTCCTTGTACGTCTCCATCATCTTTAACGCTTGCGGTCCGACGCGGGCCATGACCCACGACTTCATGCGCGGACTGCGCACCGACGCGATCTCACCTTCGGTCAGCTCAGCGACTAACGTCTCGATCTCTTCGAGTTCGACCGATGCGTAGCGAATGGCCGCTTGTGCCAGTGGTAGATCCAGCAGCACGCCACGGTCGTTGATGCGCTCGTTGGTGTGGTAGTCGGCCAGCTCCTGCTCGGATAGTGGCCGCATGGCCTTGGAAATCGCGCGCATGGCACGGACGTCTTGTTCGCAATAGCGGATCATCTCGGCCATTAGTTCTGGCGAATTGTTAAACGATCCATCAGCGCGAGGGATGGAAAGTAGTCGGATAAGCTGGCTTCCTCGGTGGTCTTTTCGCATATTGCTGCTGATGGCTCGTCCGACGTCTTCGAGGCTGCCAGGTAAGCAGTTCGCACGCGCTTGTGCAGCGGTGCAGTAGAATTGTTCAAGCGCAGGCTTCGGTACGCCAAAATCTTGGCATAAGACATTCCAAAAGATCTGACGATCAAAACCGGCGTTATGAAACCGCAGTTGTTTACCAGCGCGAATGTGTTCTGATACTGATTCAGGGAATGGTTGATCTGGCGTCCACGTTTGTACATCGTCGTCTCCAAAAGCATAGGAAAAGCACAGAATGGATGTGCTTGCGTCTAAGCTGTAGTTGTACCCGCCGCGCGACGGAAGGTCGCAACGACTGCGGGTCTCGAAATCTGCAAACAATACGGTCATGGTAGAGGGTGACCCCTGTCATCTTGCCAGCATCAGGCCGAACCGACCAAGGAAGAGCCTGATGATTAGATGACCGGGGTCATAGAAAAGGTGGGGTACTCGCTGCACTGCCTTTGCATTTCAGCTAACTGGTCAGCATCCGCTTTCCCCCATGCTACTTAGCCGCGACGGCGGCGGGCAGGTGCTGCTTCGGCGTCAGCAGTCTCTTCAACTGCGTCGGTCGACTTGCCATCCATGCTGATCCACTCAACGATCTCAAAGACCGGTGTGTAGATCTTGCCGTACGACTTGTGCTGATAGTGGTCTTTTTTAAGACGCACAACCGGCACAGGCTTGCTTTGATCGGCTTCGACTTGTGCAGCAATCGCAACGCCCAACTGCTGGACAGCGCGCTTACCACCCACAGACGTGACGGTATAACGCACCTCCAAGTCCTTGTCCTGACCGGAGAGGCATTTCAGCCCCATTCCAACCTGCACTTCCCAGCCCTTCTTCGCATCAGGCGGCGCAACACCGACTTCAGGACGCGGCTCAGTGACTGGCACCATCTTCTCGGCCAGCACTTCACCCTCACCCCATGCGATGAAGCCGTGAACGAACGACATAGGATTGACTGCCCATGTAGTGCCGTCTTCGACTTCGCTTTGGTTCGCACCGTAGACCCAGTGGCCGCCCTTGTCCATCTTCAGAATGACGGAGCCAACGGCGCCGACATCTTGTTCCAATGAACGAAGCGCAGTCGTGAGCGCGGATACGTTTGGCAGGTTTGCTATAGCGAATGACATTGTAGTTTCCTTTACTTAAAGTTTATTGTTTGCCACTACTTACATAACCCCTGATTGGTGGCAAGAACAATCAGGGTTGAAGAAACGCCCGAACGCTTTTACTGCAGCATCGCAATACGCATCGTGCGCTTCTTGTTCAGTCGAAAACACGCCTATTTTTCGCTGTTCTCCGTCAATTCTTATTTGGGCTACAAACTTGTCTGTTCTACCTTTGTACGGCGTAGCGCCTTTTAAGGCGCACTTCTTATTCTTACGCGTTTTCATACTACGTATGTTTTCTGCTCTGGACGCCAAACGTAAATTACAGATACGGTTGTCACTTCGATTGCCGTTGATGTGGTCTACATCGACTTCTGGCCACACCCCATGCACCAAAGCCCAAATCACCCTATGCGTTCTAAAACCACGACGACCAAAAGTAATCTTTTCATACCCAGTTGATTTACATAGATGACCTGCAGTATCTCCGGCTACAACGCCTCTACGCGGTATTTTCCAGTAAACGACGCCTGTTGTTGGATCACAATCAAATATCTGTCTCAACATGTTAATTGGTATTGTGTTCATATGAGTTTATTTAACGCCTGCAATAATTGTTTGCCGATTTGCAACACCGCTGGCCGTGCATCATCTTCGGTAGCCAACGTACTACCCGACGAAACCGATACGACCAGATCCGACGGTAATTCGACTTTAATCTTTTTTAGGAGTTTCTCCGCCTGCGCGGGAGAAATAACTTCAAGTTCTTTGTACGGCTCGACGAGTGACTTTAACAGAAAATCTTTCGCTTTGGTCTCGTCCACCCACTGCCGACGTGCTTGTTTAGCGACTAACTTGTAACCTGGCACTGGGCGTTCGTTCTCCAGCATCTGAAACGCCAACGCGCGCAGGTCTTTGATGTAGTCTTCCAGCCGGTCGGCTTGCTCTAACTGCATCGCGATCTGTTCTGCCGGCAGGTTCGCCAGCTGCACGCGCAACGCACGCTCGACTTCGCCAGTCATCTGCGGGCAGATCGGTTTGGCTGCGCACCAGCGGCAGTGCTCACCTGTTTTCATGGTGGGCTCGGGCCACGACGACTCACGCACAGCAGCTGCCAACTCGGCCTCGAACTGCTTAACGCGCTCTGGTGTTGTCACCCAGCGCCGCACTGCAGGCGGCTGCACGATGATGCACTCGATCTCTTCTACACCTTCGAAGATCCATTGGGCTGCGGGGGTTCGCATTGCCGCAGCTGCGTAAAATAGTAGCTGAGGGTTTTCCACAGCATCCACAGATACACCATCGCCAAATTTCCAATCCAGAACGATTGCGCGTTTACCTTTACGCCCAAGTAGATCAGTGCTACCAAAGACACCAGGCAGATAATCGCCAAACCCAACTCGGGTCTCCACCATGTACTCCATCGTCTTGTCGGGATCGACTTCGTCGAGTGCTTCAAGAGCGGGAATAATCTTCTCATCAATTAGCTCCTGTGTCAGAACCTGATCTTTGTAAGTTGCGCCAATGCACTGCGCGGGTGGCTTGTCGAACTCGAGCAGCTCGGCAATCACGTTGTGCAGTAGTGTGCCACGGTCTGCGTGTTCACTCGAGGGTTTGGGTGGCATCTTGGCGCAGAGCGCAACGGATGCTGGGCAGTTGATGACGCGCTTGGCGGTCGAGCCACCGACGATATTAGAATGGTTCACACTTCCTCCCGTATTTGAGCTTTTAAAATTAACGGGGTTTTAGGATCGACAGGTACAACACCAATAGTGGGGTGCATCCATTGCAAGAATTGAATTTCAACTTCGCGGACGCTAACAGTTTTTACGTTGTTTGGCGTAACTTTAATTGAGTTTTCGTTCATTTGACTGTACTCCCGTTTAGTATTTGAGCCCCGACTATGCCGGACAAAATAATCCTTGTCAAATACTTTTTTAGGGTGTTATATTTCGGCCATGCGTGAAAGTGAAATCGAAAATTATTTTGTCTGGGCAGTCGAACGTGCTGGCGGCAAGACGTACAAGTTTAGGTCGGTCAGCCAGCGTGGAGTGAGTGACCGCATCGCTTGTATGCCTGATGGCAGCACATGGTTTGTCGAATTGAAAACCAAAGGTGGTCGGTTGTCCGAGCTGCAAAA